GCCAATTTTCCTTAATGCCTGTAGCAATACGTTTACGTAATTCAGTAAATCCTTCAGCATTTACCTTAAGATTGATTTCTGGAAGATCAATCTTGCTAATCTGATTCTTTAGACCATCAGCGAAATGTTTAATATTTAATTTCTTATAAGCTTCAGCTAAATAATCAGTAAAAGCTTTAAACTGAGTTCTTACACCGTCAAACAATTGCATGGAGCCAAGTGCAAGAAAGGCATCCCTAAGCCCCTTAATAAAGACTTTAAAATCTGTTGCAAGCTCTTTAAAATCTACAGAACCGCTTATATAGCCCTTCAATGATTTACTAAATTCTTTTGCGTCAATTTTAGCAAATTCAAATTCACGTTTAAGATATTTGGAAAGACTTACACGACCGTCCACTGGTTTAAATATGCCACGATCAATAATCATGTCATAAAGCGAACCATAACGTGCTTTACCTAAATCTAAATTAAATGATTGTCTAAATTTCTTATAACCAAATTGGCGGTTATAATCTGGACGTACTCTGGTAAGCTTTGAAAGAGATTTCGACAACTTCGAGAAGTTTGTCATTTTCTTAACAGAGTCTACAGCAGCTTTTCCAATTTCTTTGAAAGTATCAATAAGCGGCGTAAATTTAGACTTAATATTAGGTAATTCAAAAGAATTCTTCAAATCAAGCTTAGGTAAATTAAAGCTAAGTTTACCCCAGAAATTCTTAACAGTCTTTTCAAAAGATTTATATTCACGAGTAAAGCTATCAACGAGCTTAAACTCTAACTTGGGCATTTTCCAGGATTTTGTATCAAATACTGAACCTAAAGAAAATTTAGGCATCTTAATAGAAGGCCTGGAAATATTCCTGAAAAGTCTTTGTACAGAGGCTATAGCAGATTTTGCCTGCTCACCTACTGAACGCAATGCGGAGACTATAGGTGAAAATACTGAAACAAGTGACCTGCCAAGATTCACTACAGAAGAAAAGAGATGTTTAATCCCTTTAAGCCCGCTAGTGAGTGAACCTCCCAAAGATTCTACGAAGTTTGTAAATACATTTACGCTCTTACGAATAACTTTTGATAGTTGACTTACAATTGCATCAAATGCTTTCTCAAAACTATTTAAAAGAGAGCTAGTTAATCCACCAGTAGACTTAGTAAAAGTAAACCCGGAAAATGCATCAGCAAGTGTATTCTTAAAGTTCCTAAGAAGTCTACCTACACCTGAAAAGCTTCGTGAAACTCCAGAGGTAAGACTACTAGCTGCATCAGTAACAATTCTTCCACTCTTTTTAAACATTGCGCTAAGTGAAGAGGTGAAAGAAGGTTCAGAACGGCCAAAGGCTTTCTTAACATCTGCAAAAAGATTTTTAACAGGTCCAAGGTCAATATCAAAGCTAAGTTTGAATAAAGAGGTTTTCTTAAATAAATTAACAATACCTGACACAAAGCCTCTAAGAGTCTTATTAACAGCTGAAGTAAGCGAATCTACTCCACGTTTAAGTGCATTAAGTGGTTTAGTAAGCCAATCAAAGCTTAAAGTACTTGACTTAAAGCTACCTGTAAGTCTATTAAATAACTCACTGATTGTTGTTCCAACAGAACGAACCCCATTGACCATTGCTTCGATAATCTTATTGATGACATCACGAATAGCTAAAAGTACACCATAAGATGCATCAGCAAAATTATCAATTACAGCATCTGTAACACGATAGAATCGTACAGGTACTTCACTAATACCACGGATAACGTCACGAATGGTCATCAGCAAGCTTTGCATATTACCGCGCCTGAAGAACAGGAAACGGTTATCAAAGATATTAACGACAGAACTAAGATAATCAAATTCCATAGCCAAGCGATGGACTACATTCACGATATTACCACGAATACTGAACGTATTACTATTCTGCAAGGTCCTACGAATATTTTCAATACCTTTGACATACTTATTAAGGTTCTGAATAGAAGCAAGGCGTTTCCAGGCTAATGGGTCGCCCATCATAAAAGAGGTCCAGAATTTAGGACCTAAAGTCTTAAAATCCCTAATAGCTTTTTCAAGTGGTGTACGATAAGAAGTATAAAGATTAAAAGAGAATTTCTTAAATACAAAAGAAATACCCCCATTTAAATCGTCATCCAGTTGTCTTATAAGTTCTTGAGCTCTAAAGAATAATGGAACACGATTAAACACTTTAGGCATCATTTGACCAACTTGAGCAGTCAAATTGGCAAATATGAGAACGACTTCTTTAGCTACCGCGCCAGCAACTTTGGCAAGTTCCCAAAAATACTTTCCTACATCCTTCAGAAAACGGAAGTCTTGTGCACTAAATTTAAAGAGTTTAGAGAACTCTCGATTAAGATCAGCTATGATATGCCAGAACTTAGCGAGAGCTTCATCCAGATTATCATCGAGCGTTCTAATAAATTTGTTAATATTATCAAACTTAGCGGCAATCTTTTCAGAAAGCCCTAAGCCTTTTGATAAATGTGCAGTAAAGAGTGTTGCAGAATCTCTCATAGCTGTGGTAGTCTGAGAGATAGTTCCATGCATCTGTTTAAATTCTTTACTGATAGCGCCAGCTTGATTCAACAGTGCCCTGAAAACTACATCAGAGGTAACTTTGCCTTCTGCAGCCATAGCACGAAGTTGGCCAAGAGTAATTTTCATTTCATCAGTAATAGCCTTAGCAATACGTGGAGTTTGTTCCATAACAGAGTTAAGTTCTTCACCACGTAATGTACCAGATGCTAAACCCTGGCTCAACTGGATAATAGCTGCTTGTGCAGATCCAGCAGAAGCACCAGAGATAGTAATAGCCTGCTGAATACTCTTCGTAGCTTTCATAATATCTTGCATGGAAGCCTTGTTTTTATCCAATGCACGACCAAAAGCACCGAAAGTCTCAACAGTACCAGAAATACTAGAACGAGTTTGTTCTGCAACTCTAAACAGGGCGCGTTGTTGTTTAACCAACTCACCTGTTCTTCCTGTAACCAGAGCAATCTTATTAGACCACTCGGTCATCATATCTGAAGCAGAGGAAATAGCGTTAATACTAACAAAAGCACCAGCTGCCTTAGCAAGACCTGAAAGCGTTCTAGAAAAGCCTTCTACAGCTTTCGCTGTTTTACCAGAGGATTCTTCAATTTGTTCAATCTTCTGTGAGACTTGCGAAAGATCACTCGCAGTTTCTTTGGCATTGGTACTAAATGCAATTTCAATTGACATATTATTTCCTTTGCAATAAAAAGCCCTCCAAGTTACAAAACTCAGAGGGCATATCTATACACTAGATTCTATTATGGAACCATGAACAATTACGTCATTATTTTCCAAAATAGTTTGCTCAATAAAATGAGCAGGAGCTTGCTTGGAAGATCCACTATTAAGACGATCCATGTATTCGCAATCGGATACTATTTTAGAACCATCTTCAGAGAGCTTCCAAGAATCCCTAGCAGCACCAGTATCTATGGGTGTTGCATCCTTGAGAGATTCTACAAGACTAGCCTTTACAGCTGCCTCTTTAGTTTCTCTTGTTAGTGCTATTTGAGCTTTAATATTTGCGAGGGTAGCACCTACACCCTTAATTTTCAAACTTGAAGTCAAGTTTATCACCTCCTTTAGCTGAAAGAATTTTCTGGAAGAATGCTGAACCAGCAAATCCATGTACATCAAAGCCTTCTTTCTTAGGCGGATGATAAATAGCGTCAAGTGAAGGGAAGATCTTCCAAGGTTTAGCTTTAACACCTTGAGTTTGGAGGAATTTCATAGTACGATCATCTTCACGCCAGCCAATAGGGCGTCTTTTGAAGTATTCCATCCAAAGTAAGAACTCTTCGTATGTTATAGCATTACGTAACTCTTGAACGGTCTTCCCTAAGTGGAAAGCTAACTCGAAGACAGGAAGAGCCCTGTCCTCGAATATTACTTTGCACCCATACCTGAGAACTTCAGAACTTCATCAACAGCTTTGTTCAGAGTTTCCATTGGAATTGCACGGACTGTTTCATCTGGCAGTTCTGCAAAGCCGTCAATACCCAAACACAGAGTCTTAATAACAACATCATACTGCCGTTTAGGATCAACAGTAAGATTACCATCGTCGTCACGCTGATTGATTTCAGCATGCAGTGCCTGCAGTTCTTCAACTTCAGCCAATGTCAGCTTACGAATATCAACATCAGCACCATTGATTTTGATTTTCTTAGTCTGTGGTTTGGTAAAGATTTCAGCAAGATTCATTTCGATTTCCTTAAATTTTTCGAGTTATCTGTAAGAACTCGTTTCATTCCATGTAATACACTCAGGGTTTCTAATATTTCCTGAGATTTTTCGACATTATTTGCAAATTCCGAGATACGTGCAGTAGTTTTACGAATGCTTCGGTCAATTTGAGAGATCATATGCCTATTCGTAACATAAATCACGTATTCTCGTGTAAAGGGACGTTCTTCAGGCATTATTACTCCCTAGAATTAGGATCCAGAAGCACCTGCGACGGTAAATGCACCGTACATATCAGACTGAATAGCCAGAGTCAGAGTTGCCTGGTTAGCATCTGTCAGCTGTGGAGTAACCTGCAAAGCTTCGACTTTACCAATGAAGTACCATACAGAATTCTTAACAGTACCTAAGCCAGCAGAAGTAGATGCATATTTAGTTGCACCAGTACCAGTAGGTTCGGAATTCATCAGTGTAAAGCGGAAGACATACTGGTTACCATCACCAACCAATTTACCCAGAGTACCCAGACGATCCCAGTCAGAAGCAACAAAGTTCAGAGTCAGTTCCATAGAAGGTGCATCAGACTGCCCTTGAATCTGACGGGAAGTCTTAGAACCGTAGATAGGAACATTGACAATATTTGGTGGAGTACCAATTGCTGGGAATTCACGGATATTATCAATACGGATAAAGGTGCCATCAGTTGGAGTACCAGTTGCTGCAGGGATAGCAGTAGCAAACAGCGGGTCGAATACGTCCTTGGTATCCAGAG